TTCTACCTGCGTTGATGCCGATTCCTGCGCGTTGTGCAACATATTTACCAATAGCCATGTCACTGCTAAAGATAGAATCGAGGGTGTCATCAACATCAACGAGAACACAACTCGCAAACTGACGCAAGGGGGTTCTGACCCCTGCCATGATCGGCGTTGGGATGTTGAGTCGGTGTTTGCTGATTGCGTCATAATACCTTTTTACGTATGACATGCGAGTATCTTTAGGATACTGTGCAAAAATAGTCAGAGCAATCATGATATACATGAATTGTGGAGTTTCATACACTCCACTTGTGCTTCTATCCTGTACTAGGTATTTATCCACAACCTGCCTTAGACCAGCATAGGTAAACAAATAATCCCGATCATGATCAATAAAATTATTTGCCCTTTCAATTTCTTCTTTAGTATATTTTATAAAAATACTTTTATCATATACATCAATATTTGTACAACTATAGATATGATCTTCCAGTTTAGGCATCTCTTTTATTTTTCCGTAAAGACTTTTTCTCACAGAAAACAAAAGAAGTCTTGCAGCAACAAATTGATAATTTGGATGATCTAGATCAATCAAATCACTAGCACTACGGATTAGAATTTCTTGGATTTCTCCAGTAGTAATTCCATCATAAAACTGAATACCAGACTTCATCTCAACTTGACTTGCAGACACACCTGCAAGACCCGTACATGCCTCTTCAACCATGAGATGCATCTTATCAAGGTCAAGAGACTCAACTCTCCCATCTCTCTTTTTAACTTTGGTGCCGTTGCTCATATCTTTTTCCAAGTGGTAAATTTAAGTTGTGCTGCTAATCCAGTATATGTATTTGATTCTATCACAGACTGAACATCCAGTCCAGACATAACCATATCATTTATGTCTTTATCATCTATATTTGAAGGCCATATAACTACGGAGTCGCCACTATCGATTGTATGTCCAATACGCCTGACGATTTCATTGTTCCTTGGTTCGTTATCATAGATCCAAATAGGATTGCTGATCCCCCAACGATCAACATCAGCATCAGCTCCGCACATAGCAATCGAGTTGCGAATGAACGTGCTATCAAAAGGTCCTTCTGTGATATAGACTGGATCATCTCTTCTGATGTTATCAAGTCCGTAGATTTTTGGGGCATCGTCATTAAGCATTACCGTGATGTATTTAACCTTGCTTGAACCTAGAGATCTTCCTTGCAATCCAATTAAGTTCTTTTCATAATAAAGAGGTATAATGATCCTTTCTTCGTCATACCTAGTATCGTCAAAAGTTGGTTTAAGAGTATTTACAAATTTTTTAAACTGTTCAGCATAGTAAAATTGGGTAGAGTCAAGTTTTCTTGCAGTTAGATATCCATCTGCACTAGGATTCTCCGATGCCTTTGGAAGATTTATTTTTTTCTTAAACTTAGGTGCTTGAAAATCAAACTTAGGATCTTCTACTACAGTTGCTCTACCAGTAGTTCCTTGTTTAAATCTCTCAAACACATACTGTTTATGAAGAATAGGATCTTGTTGTCTTAAGAAACTACTAAAAGTCATCGAAGCACCACAGTTGTGACACTTATAGTTGACATCTGCTTTTACAGAGTAAAGATACCCTCTCGTCTTTGACTTATTCTTATGCGAGTCTCCACAAATTGGACACCGAAAGTTATATAAGTTTGACTTTACTCTTTTAAACTTTTGTAGTTTTGCTGAGAGAAGACTAATAAATTTTGAATCAATATGATTCATTCACAAAGGCTACCACTGGTGCAATTATAGCACTTTCGGTAGAGGATAACAAGGGTCTGAGTGTTTTGATTGCTTGTGGATTGGTTATAATTAAAATTGCTCCCAGTGCTCCGATGCCAATCCAAAGTTTCCGTTCCAATAATGATAATCGTTTAGACAAGCTGTCATGATCGCTGTCCATTTTATCACGGAGTTTGTCGATTTTATTAAACAAAACCGAGTCTGTTTCCTCTTGTTTCGAAATTCTCTCTTCATGTACCGCAAGCATCCTACTCACGTTATTATTTACCTCTGCAATTTTTTCAATTGCAGAATCAAGTCGTGTAACTAATGCTTCAAAGTTACCAAGCCTTTCTTCCAAAATAGCCACCTTAACATTATCCATTATCAGGTTTCCACATTTTCCTGACACCCTTCATGTAAATATACCGTTTCTTCTTCTTTAATCTTACTGGTGGATCATCACCTGCTTCTACAGAACCTGCAATCTTACCTCCACCAATATTATTGGTAGGAGGAACATCTTCACGAATTATTTGTATAATTTTGTCAAGAGGATTACTTTTCATTATAGATTTTGTAGAGTTCGGTTAAACAATTCATATCGACTTGAATATCATGAATACCGGATTTGGGATACTCAGGAAACCTACCAAGAAAAATAATAAAACTTTTCATAGCAGACCAAAGTTCATTTTCTATTTTAAAAAACAACATAGCAGTTGTTGCTTCACCAAAAATATTATAGAGAACAATAAAATGATTTAAAAGAAGATGAGTTTTTAATTGACCGGTATTTTTATATCTCTTCAAAAGTCTTTTAATATATTTGAAGTGATTTAAATCCCGGTCAAAATCTTCCTTTGTTACAGCCTGAGGGTTCTCATAATTTTTAATAGCAAAGAGGAGAAAATTATCCTCATTCAATTCATGAAATATCATATTAAGTCAAATTAAGCAAAAGGATTCGCATCGTAGATAGGTAGGTTGCCAGTTTGAATACCCGACATTGCAACAAGAATCTCTTTCTTAACTCTTGAATTGCCGTGCATGTCAGTATATGTTGTAACACCGACCCAACCAGCACCAGTTTCAAATTTAGTTCCAACAGACAATCGTTGTCCATCAGTACCAACACCAACTATTTGAGATTCCTTACCACCTAAGGTTTCTGCACCCTTAACAATTACTGGATCACTAGGTCTAATTCCAAATTCAATATCAACAGACTCGCCACCAGCAATTGCTACTGTAAGATTTGAAGCAAGGGTAAGTTTTCTCTCGTTCGGAAGAGGTGTTCTTTCAATCTTTGTAATTGCAAATCTGTCTGCGCCTGTGCTGTTAACTAAAAGATCACCTATCTGAATGTCACCAACGCTGTGCTTATCACCTCTAATCAAATCTTGAGTTACTGTAACTTCTGCCTGACCAGTTGCTGATGAACTAAATCTAGTATGATGATATCTAAGTATAGTTGGAGGAACTCCTGTCTGAGTAGAAACTCTAATAGTACTAATTCCACCAGATGTCGCAGTTGAAGAATGAACTGTCATTGCTTGGATAAGTTCACCATTACCACCACCACCAAAAATTACAACATCATTAACTGCAACATTATTACCACCTGCATCACCAGTAATAGTAATAACTGTGACTCCGACACCAATTCTAGCAGAAGTTTCACTAGTTAATTTTAATCTATCAGGATCATTAAATCTACCACTACTTTGGTTATGTGCAGCATCTGTAGGAGCATTCTTAGGTGACTGACTGATTTGGAATTGGGATGCGGTAATTTCTTGACCACTCAACCCCGCAGTAGAATCAATAGTTAAATGTGTTGTGCTTGCAATACCAACAATAACAGCATCACCATGAAAACTTACTGCCCCACCAAATGCTTGTCCAAAACGAATAACATCACCAACTCGTGCCTCAGTGTGTCCAGCACCTGCGGCACCAAAAGTCGTCCCAGTTCCAATTACAGTCTTATTGGCATAATTTACTGATACAGTTCCCGAAGAATTCAGGTTATCATTATTTCCCCAGAGTGCCATGTTTCTCTCTCGTTTAATTTATTTGCTAATTAATATTTATAAAATTACTCACCCTCACGAGCAGCAATTGCTTTTGTCACAACCTCTAAAAGTTGATCATCCATATCTGTCTTGGTCAACTTAACTGCCTTAGAAAGAATAACAAGACAGATCTCAACCATCTTCTCACCGAGTTCTTCATTTTCAGGAATGTTTGCGACAGCATCTTTGATAATTTTTGCTGCTAATGGAAGTAAAAAAGTAAGCATAGTAAACCTCAGTTGTTAATACTATATATCAGTCCTTATTAGAAACCCACTTACCCTTTGCTTTATCATAACGTTTTACTTCACCAGGACGTAAACGGTCTCTTGCCTCTTCGGCACGTTTGGAAAACTTACCAAACTTCATTCTCTTATCTTGTTCATTATGCTTCTTTTTCTCATTAGCAAATTTTTTCATTTGCTTAGAGTCAGCATAATCAATTCTTTCATTTACATCACCAGAGGTGTCCTTCTTGTGAAGTCTATTATATAGATGTTTATGAAGAAGTTTTGCCTTCTTCATAACATTATCTCTCTGCGAAAAATCTGTTGCTTCTTTTGCAACCTTCTTCTCAGGAAGTTTTTTATGCTCAGTTGATGCAAAGTCTTTCGCATCACTCTTCTTCATTGATGCTGCTGCTTTAGCGACCTCAGGTGAAGGGTTGGTCATGTCACCTTTCTTGGTGGCATAGACCATACCCATAAACCTTTGCTGTGCTTTAGATACTGCTGGCATGTCAGGTCGTTTTCTTTCTGCGATTCATCTCCTTCGTCACTCTCTTCATCATAAATTGATTAGAAGGAAGACTCTGATCACTACCACTGACTTGCTTATGAAGTGCTGCCAATTTCTCATCTGACTGTTTAGCCATCTTGGCATCTTCTTTAATTGCACCCTGACCATGCTTGGCACGGATGCTTGCCTTTACTTTCTCAAGTGCAGACATACCGTCATAGGGTTTCTTTTTTCCACCACCCATAGCAACATTTTTGGTAGCACGATCATAACGGTTGTTGCCGTCAACACCACCACGCTCCATACGACGATCTCTTAGAGAATCTTCGGTTGCTTCTTTCATAGAAGAACAATCTTTTTTGCCATGAACAGGGCATTCTTTACCTTTCATACTATGATCACACTCCATACCCTCACCCATTGCTTTCGCGGGTGCTTCAGACTTTTTTACCTTGTTCAATCCTTGCTGTCTTTTCTGAGCAATCATTCTATCCAGCATTGCTTTCTTTTTTTGCAACTGAATTTCCTGAGGAGACATTGATGCCTCTTCTTTCCTTAATGCTACTCTACGTCCTTTAGGATCCTGCATTGCAATCCGACGTTGCATCTGCTTATTAGCCTCCTTCCCTTTACCAAAACGAGCAGCAACAACTTCTTTAGCATATGCTTTATCAGACTGACGTGACACCCTTTTCTCCCTTGCAGGAGTCATTGGTTCATATCCTTCTACCTCAACTTCTGCCATCTCTAGAATTTCACCACCAATCTCTTCAACTGCTTCACCTAGTTTTGGATTGATTTTAATTTTATTCTTTACGTTCTTTTCTTTGATTGGTTTAGAATCAACATCATCAGTCATGATCTCAGAAAGATCTTGTCTCCAATTTGATGAACGGGATTCTTTCTGAACCCAACGTTGAATATCATTCTTTCTTTCTACTTCTTTTACTTTAGCAACAGTTTCAATATACTTATCAACATCTGTCTCTTCTTTCTTCATCTTGCCTTTGATGGCCTTACCAATTGCCTTGCGACGTTTGGCAAGATACTTATCTGACTTATCCTTATCACCATCATTATCAATATCACCATCTTCCTGACCCACAGGATCAAGTCCTTCTTTCTGAGTCTTAGCATACTTTACTGCTGGTGAATGCTTGCCTAGCATAAGACGCTTATTAGTTTCGTCCTCAGTTTCTTTATTCTTACCTTTAGCAGCATCCATACGGGCAGCACCCTTAGGATCAATCATTTCATCCACATTCTCAACTTCTTGCATTTCTTTATATGCATCAGCAAGGGAATTTACAATTTCACTATTCCATTCTTGCTGCTTCTCTTCAAAGTGAGGGTTCTTCATTTGAGGACCCTTGGCAAGTTCCTTACGTGCCTTCTCATTATTCTTCTGACGTTTCTTCATGTCAGGTTCAAGATACGAATCGTCCTTCTTCTCAACAATCTGTTCTAAGTATACCTTTGAGATGTCAAGCAAAGGATTCTTATCAATACCATTAGACATGTTTCTACTTTGACTTTTTCTTATATTTATTTATGAAATTCTTAATACTAGTTGTTCCAGTTGCTGCCATAGCATTCTTAAGATACCCACCAGTTCCAACTAAAGTGTTTGGTTTTTGAGGAACTCTCATACGACGTTCCATTTTCTTCTCAGTATATTCCATCACATCACGAATCCAGGACTTGAACATATAGTCCTCTTTAGTTACACAAATAAGGTGATTAGTCCCTCTGCGGATAATCTTACCAATCAATCCAGTGTTCAAATGTTCTACTAGATCACCCATCCTATAGATAAATCCACCAACATATTGCTCACGCAATCCTCTTGGATCACACTTCGGTGCAATCTGCCAAAGTTCAGTAACTTCTTTTTTCTTTGCCTTAACTTTCATACCAGCACGAACTGCATCAAACAGTGCGGTAGTATCACCATCATCAAGTTCTTTTGGTGTTCCTTTACGGAATGAATCATAGTCATCATCCATGACTGCCTTTCTCATCTTGGATGCAGACATTCCCTCAACACCTTCTGCATCTGCATCTCTTACACCTGCAGAGATAACACGAATGTTATCAAAGTTATAGAGTTCACCATTGTACTTGGTTGCTAGGTTCTCAAACTCAGACTGACGGTCTGATCCTACAATGATATTAACGTTCTTATATCCTGCCTCATCTGCTGCAACCAATACATTAAAGATTGACTTCATCTCATCATCATTAATAATGACCTCTGAAAAATCAGGGAACATCTTCTTCATGAATGAAATCTTCATATCAGGATCTAATGGATTCTTCTTAGCATCCTGTGATCGTGATGGATAGATCTTTAGGTCTTCACCTGCTGCTGCTTTCTTTGCTGCTGATAGAAGTTTTCCATGTCCAACAGTTGGTGGATTGAAACGACCAAATGCAATTGTTAATGTTTCTGTGGTCTCTTCAGATGAACCACCTTCTTCATCTTCACCGGATGATTTCTTCTTAGTATCTTCTGGTGCCTTTGATTTCCCTTCTTTCTCTTCTGGTTTTGCTTGTGCTCTAGGTTGTCCCTTTGTTTCTTCTTGACCTTTTGCTTTCTTCTTATCTACAAACTTTAACTTACCATCTTCAGTAGTCGCAACAAATTTACCACGGGTGTCTAACCAACCACCGTGTCCGTCACTCTTGAGGTTTAATTTACTCGCCTGCATACTTGCCTGCGATTGTGCCTCATTCAGGAACTGAAAGAAACTTTTCATTGATATTGATAATCCTTATACATTATTTATTCAATTTTTCCGTAGGGTCCAGAATCAGGTGATTGGGAGTTTGCATAGAAATAAATTTCTTTTACAATTTTATCACGTTTTACTTTACTTTGAGATTCTAAAATTTTAGCAAACTTAACTCCAGTAAATTTTGCATACTTCCATTTATCATCTTTCAATTTTACTTGAGCAACAAATTCTTCTTTAGACATATCCATCTTTTGAATATTTTGAATATCAGTATAAATTTCTTCTATTAATTTAACATCACTAAGTTGAGAGCTATTAGTATAATTTGGAATCTCTTGCAAATTAAAAGATTTAAGTATCTTATTCATTGGACCAAAAGATATTTTTCCCTGATTTGCTGCAGTCCCTTGAATCTCACCTTTCCATCCAGAAGGTCCTCCAGAGTCAGACCTCCATTGAATTTCATCTCTATTACCAGAGTTCCACATAGTAAAAGTATCCATAGCACTTAATGGATCCTTACTCTTTTTAAATATTTTTGTTCCATAATACTTAACATCACCTGCATTTCTATCTTTTGTAATATTATAAAATTTAAATGGTTTTGCACTCTGTGCAATTTTTTTCAAAGAAACTCCCATTAATTTATTTTCATTAATATATTGAACCATTAGTTGATTCATCATTTTGATAGTAGCAACATCTTTTAATTGTTTCCAATCTGCCTCAGTCATAGAACTACCGACAAGATAAAAATCTGCTGGACTCCACTTATTAATATTACTGAATAATTTTTCTTTCCTATTCAATTCTTTAAATTTAGATTCAATAAGATCTACTTTTTTACTTCCTCTATGAAAAACCCAATTAACATTTTTGGGAACTTTTGCATAAAGTTCATTTGCACCTTTAACTGAGGAAGCAATCCAATCATCTGCTATGTTTACCATATCATCAAACTTAGCATCAACATCAATAAATGGTTTACATTTTTTAAAGTTACTAACAGAAACATCTGTTATTTTCAGATTACGTTTCAAAGATTTAAAAGCCAAGGCAGCATAAAGACATTGCGCTGACTCCACATTTCTAGTTTGAATTGCTCCCCTATCAGCACCTTTTCTAACTGGTTTATAGAGGATGACCATTTTATCATTGGTCAGATTAATTACCGTGGCAGGAAAAGAGGATGCTCCAATTTTTTCCCTAGTAACTTTATTTTTTGGTATCTTAGATTTCATCAAGGCACTTTCAACTTTGCCTTGCATCGTTGATCTATCTGGGCCTTTAACAATTAACGTCGTGCTTTTAGAACTAGCAGACTTCACTGTCACATCAAATTCTTTAAAAGATTTGACTATATTATAAACTTCTTCTCCAAAGTTCATTTTTAATTTTATTTATGGAGTTATAACTCCTTTAGATAGTCCTTCTCTATTTGATATGGAACTATCTCACCAGTCTTGAGTTTCCATGCATATTCTAGTTCGGGTAGTAACCATTCATGAACTGGAGCACATGCTTTCCAGTTGACTGGTTGGATGCAACCCATCACAACTACAGACCAAAATGCCGCAATGTAGTTAGTGATGGTTAGCATTAAACGTCGCCTTCTTCCCTGTTCTCAGAACTATGAACATCAAACTCACCACCAGGATATCGTGCTTTGAGTTTCTCTACATTCATCTCAATCACCTCATCAAAGGTTGTATCAAGTGCCATACATGCCTGTGCCAGATACCAACAGATATCTCCCAGTTCACGTTTCATATGAAAGACATTCTCTTCGTTATAAGGTTTGCCTTGTAAAAAGATTTTCTTTACTACCTCTGTAAACTCACCTGCTTCTGCAGATAGTCCAAGAGCAGCAGTTAGAAGTTGTGAGACGTTTGCATCATTTACTTCTAGTTCACTAAGTCTTGCAGCAAGAACAGGCCAGTCAAGACTTGGAGCACTAGTAACTCCTTCTACAAATTCAAGGTA